AGATATAATAATAAATTGGATGAGTGGGGCGAGTTAATTAAGAAGGATCCATCAAATAAAGGTAAATATCAATCTGAAATGGCTGATTATATTATGAAATGTATGCCATATATGAATCAACATACAGATGAAGGTGAGGAAATGTCAAATACTGACAATGTATTCAATGTGAAAGAAACTGTTGGTCTAAAAAGAAAGGATATATTCACAGATTACTTGATAGAAGTAGAAAAGAAGAATATACAGAGACCTAAAAATTCTATATGTATAGATGAATGTCCAAATTGTGTATACAGTAACATTATTCATATGAGATCAACCGCAGATTTGGTGTGTGATGGATGTGGTGAAATAGTTGCTATAGCCATGTCAGATGAATTAACATATAAGGAAGAACAAGAAACATCTGAGAAAATCATAAACTATTCATACAAACGGGAAAACCACTTCAACGAGTGGCTGTCACAATTCCAAGCACAAGAGATGACCACTATACCCGATGAAGTTATTGAACAATTGAGAAGTGAACTAAAAAAGATGAAAATCAAAAATCTAATAGATATTACTCATGCTAAGATACGTGGTTTGTTGAAAAAATTAAGACTAAATAAATACTATGAACATGTTCCGTACATCACAAATATTTTGAATGGAATCAAACCACCAAATATGCCACAAGAACTAGAAGAGACTCTACGAATCATGTTCAAAGATATACAAAGACCTTTTGACGACAATTGTCCGACAGAAAGAAAAAACTTTTTGAGTTACTCATATGTTTTATATAAATTTTGTGAACTTTTAGGTGAAGATGAATTTCTTCAATACTTTCCACTTCTCAAGTCTAAAGAGAAACTTTACCAACAAGATGTCATATGGAAAAAGATTTGTCATGATCTCAGATGGGAATTTATTCCAACTGTTTAGAACCTAAGTGCTCCAATAAAAATATAATTTTCAACCATGAATCAAGAAGAAAACCAAGCCTTATTGGCACTCTATGAGCTCGAGTCTCATGTGTGCCCACACCTAGATAACATCAATCAAACGGACCCGGCTGTTCGGTACTGCATGGAACAGGCGAAGTTTCATTTGAAAACGGCGCATGAACTCCTGGAAGCAGCCGTGTTAAATCCACAGACACGACACGATGATGATCTCGTATTTTATCAAAGGCTTTCGCGAGTTCTCCCGCTGATGGTCCTAATGCAAGTTTCCGAATCTCAATCTCCCGACCAGGTTGAAGAGGAAAATTTACCAGATACGCCGTCCTCAGTCCTGTCAAGTCAAGATATTTTCGAGCCTGTTGATCCATCCCATCAGTGAGAGTCTTAATAGCCTTGAGTTCTAGTATCACAGTATTGTCTATAATAATATCAGCTCGTAACTGTCCAACAACATGACCCCTAAACCTAACCAAAATGTGTCTCTCAGATTCATATGGAATACCTTTCTCTCTCAGTATAACCTCAACCGCGTTGTGGTACACTCTCTCACTATAGCCAGGACCCAATTCAGAATATACTTCTTTCACTATTTTTTCAATATCCCACTTCATTTATAAAGAAACTAAAAATTTCTCTATATATGTTAAGATGGCTCAGTCAGGTGCATTTTTAAGAAATCTGAACAGAGGTGATACCGAGTTGAGAAATATCATCACTAAAATAACTAATCTGTCTTCATTCACACGGAATGTAAGAAATGAAGCTGCAAGAAAAATACAAAAAGCCTGGAAAGTTGGACGGAGAAGAGAAGTTAGACGATTAATGCGGAATATTCAAGCCGGTCATGTTAATAATCTTGCAAAAGAGTTTGAAAAGTTGAATCTCGTAAACCGTAATAACTCTGGTAATGTCATCATGACTAACGTAGTACCCGTACGCTCTAAGAAGCGTAAAGCTACTAATAGCAACAGCAATGATGAACAAACAATGAAAACGCGTGGTCGGGAGGTGGAGCTGTCAAATCTTGAAATTGGTAGGGGTATGGGGTGTCATTATGCAGGTATTCCCAGGTATATGAAGAGAGCTAAGAAAATGTTTGATGAGAAGAGCATCATTTCATCATTTTTGGATTATAATATTGAAACGAATCAATACGGTATCGTTAAAAATATTCCCACAATTGTTAATCGTTTCGGTCGGATTTATAATTCCGGTTCGAGAATAGTCCCAACAAATCAAGTCCATTTTTTCATGGTTGGATTACGAACTGATAGCAATGGGCATGCAGTCAGTGTATTGGTTGACCCACGAGACCCCAAAAATAGAAGAATATGGGTGTTCGATCCACACGGTGAAATGTCTAGAACTTCGATTTGGGGTAAGACTACACGTAAGAAGATTGTTCCAATTTTACAAAAAATGTTCAAGATACCTGGTCGCAAAGTCAGATATTACGGTGGTAGAGACCTCCAAGAGGGAAACACTCGGGGTGTGTGTACAACATTTTATGTGACGTTCATGGAAATGATTCCATACTTACTCAGTGGTGCTGCAACTATTAACCAAATTAATGAACTCGCTAAGAAAAACAGTATTGCCGTACGATCCTTTTACCTGAACTTCGCTCCAGAAACCGAGGGTCGAGTGATAGTTAAAAACAAAACCCGATAAATTCTCAGTGTATAACAGGTAGTGTCAATGAAATTTAGAATAGTGCGCCCAAATATGGCAATAAGAAAGAAGAGAATAAAACTTTCTCGTGAAGTAGTTCATGATTTGAAAGAAGTGAGTAAGTTATCTTGTGTCAAACAATGGGAATTTGCTGGTAATATTAAATACAAAAATTTTGAGTTTAGTAAACCAAAAATTGTCACATCAAAAAAACGAAATCGTGTAGAAGGTCCTGAAATAGATAGAGTTTGGTATTCTGAAATGTCATTTCATACACATCCCGGTATTGGTTACCATGACGAGGTTATATGCCAGAATACACCTGTATTCACAACCCTCCCTAGTAATGCGGATTTCGAAGCATTTATCAAAGGGTTCCCTGAAATGCAAGTCAATATAATTTGTGATTCACACGGATACTACGTTATTAATATCCTTAAATCGGCATACATGAGGGCATCACCTTTACCCGAGGCTGTACACGAATATATGAGAAAGGTGCGTAGTACACCATTCATGCGTATTTGTGTATTTTCAGATAATGGAATTGAATATTTTCAAACAACTATAAAAAATTGGAAAAGAGAAATTAACGACTATGTTGATCCAGAAATGATGAAACTTTTTGGAATATCAATTCGTTATTATGGATATGACGATGACCCCCCAATTGTTACCGTCTATCGGGATATAGACGTAGCATAGAATCCTCTAATTCATCAACCTCATACCAAGCCCAATGACACTCCGACGAATCCTTATCCATTTCACACATCTCCTGTGCTTCTTTTATCGCTTCTGTGAAGCGTAAACGAAGTCTCAGATTCTCCTTGATTGGTCTCACCTCTACGATACTTGGTCGTTGGTATATAGATTCAAGGACATTCTTACGAGTCTTTGCTAGTTTTATTTTGTACAGACTATTTTCAGAAAAGGTAGCCACACACTTCATCTAATATATGAAGGTATTAAAGTTTTAAGTTTATAATTAGATATAAGATGCCCTCTTATAACGTTGAACCCTGTACGTTTATCTATCGTGTATCCTCCCTCGCGAAGGTCGTCGATGGTGATACTATTGACGTGAACATCGACTTAGGTTTTGATGTATGCACAAAGCAGCGTGTCCGTCTTCTAGGTATCGACACCCCCGAATCCCGTACTTCTGATAAGGAGGAGAAGGTCTTTGGCCTTCTCTCTAAGAAGAAGCTCAAGGAATGGTGTCTAAAGGCGGTCGCATCTGAGAAGGATGATATTGAAATCGAACTCAGATGCCCAGAGGCGGATTCTAGGGGTAAGTTTGGACGTGTACTCGGAGAGGTTTGGGTTTCTGAAGATGGAGTATGGACCAATGTGAACAAGTGGTTGGTTGATGAGGGATACGCCGTACCATATGGTGCACAGAATAAATCCCTTGTTGAGGGACTTCACCTAGAAAATCGTAAGAAGCTCATTGAACGTGGTGAGGTTCAGGCATAAGGATACTTGTGCACCCATAAATTACAAACCCATTTCTCCCCGGACTTTACAGGTTGCCCACCATGTAAAGCATCGGACGTATCGAATCCATAGTTATCCAATGTATGGAAGAATAGCGCGTCACCAGTTTTGAGTTTATATTTTTCTTTTATAACTGGAAAAGCTGTTTCACCCCCTTCATAATCATCATTGAGAGCTATAATAAAAGTATACAACCTCTTATTTTTGTCTTGATAGAATACATCTTGGTGAGGATTATAGTATCCACCCTCATTGTACCGTAAAACTTGAAGCTCTTCACAATTTTCGATGGGTCTATCTATACGACTGACACAACGTTCTACTACGCTTTTAACAATAGGGTCTTCGGTACTAAGCCACGCCGTCTCACTTTTTCGTATTTTTTCATTAACCCTTCTATCCTTATCCACAGTTGACACCTCCAATTTACTTTTTGCACTTTGTTTAATATGAGTACATTCCTTTTCAGTCAAAAAATTTTCGATTACCACCGGTTTGGGATATGTGGGAAGTAGGTACACCAATAATACAATGAGGAACAATAGAATGACCATCTTACTGTAATCATAGAATTAATTTTCTAGGAAATGCAGAGTTATACC